ACCCCGCGCTGACCTTGGCGAAGGCGGAGGTGGTGCGGTTGAAGGGGCTGAAGGAGATTGGATACTGGGACGGTGGTTGCTTCCACGCTTATACCGAAGTTCTCCGCGCCTTCGGCCTCGAATACCGCGCCAAGCCCGTGGTGCCGCAGCCGGTTGAATACGAATTCGTGAGCATTGAGCCGGAGCAGGGCGCATGACCGCACAGAGCAGCCCGGCTGTGGCGCTGGAGCTTGGCTGGTATTGGGTGAAGGCTGGGTCGCAGAAGTGGGAGGTGATGCTGTTCAACCAGCATGGCCTATTCATCGAGGCTGGCTCCCAGACGCCGTGGCATGTGGAGGAGATCGATCAGATCGGCCCCCGCATCCCTGAGCCAGGGAGTGCCGCCCCTCGCACCCCCGCTGAAACGGGGGAGGTGGAGGTAGTTGAGATCGTTCGACGGATTGCCGAGCAGAGCGATGAGCCTTTTGCTCGTTGCGAGGCAGAACGCGCCCTTCGTGCCCTCGCCGCCCTGCCCCCCAGCAGCGGGTGGGAGGCTGGGGCGGAGGCGATGCGGGAGCGGTGTGCAGAATGGCATGATGAGCGCGCCGACAAGGAGCGTGATGTCAGCCGAGCGTCTTCTCGCGCTGAGGAATACGCGGCCGCAGAAATCCGCGCACTCCCCCTGCCGCCGCCGCCGTCGAAGGAGGGGGTGTGATGACCTTCTGGATCTTGAGCGCCATCCTCACCAAGCGCGAGGGCGACAAAGCCACGGTGTCGAACCTATTCGGATATCGGATCAGGGAGACGGAGGACGAAGCCCGTGGTTCGTTCCTGACCGCCCTCATGGAAAAGCACCCCGGCAACGTCATTGACCGATTGGCCGTGCTGGAGGTGCCGCCAGAGCATTTCCCGTCGAACGAGAGGGCTGGGGCATGACGCACGATCCGAAGCTGGTGGAGGCTGTGGCGCGGGGGCTGTGCTGTGCTTGGCAGATCAAAACGACGGGCGTTGAAAATCCGGAGACGACGGCTGATTGGTGGCAGTCGTGGCTGCCCGAAGCAACCGCCGCCCTCGCAACTATTGAGGCGCAGGGGTGGGTGGTCGTGCCGGTAGAGTGTACGCGCGGAATGATGCGTGCCTTCTGGTTGGCCGGCCCTTATCCAGAAAAACCTTTTCGGGAAGGTTACATCGCCATGGTCGCTGCCCGTCCCGGAGCCACCCCACAGGAGTCCACCCCATGCTCCGCTTCCTAACCATCTGCCTCCCCGCCGCAGCCGTGGTCGGAGGCGGCATCTACGCCGCGCAGGACCGCGCCATCCTGGCGCAGATCGGGCTGGCGCCTGGCCGGGGCGAGTTGCACGCCATCGCAGCCCCACGCCATCCGGCACCTCGCCGGCCCGCTGGCATCAGGCAAGGCGGCCCCGTCTGCCACGATGTGCCGCTGTGGCCTTCTGACGTTGGGCCGCTCGTGAGGTGGCCTGGATACGCAAGCCCGCTGTACGGCCATCCTGGGGCGTTTGTGGGGGTGCCTGAGGGTGGATACGGTGAGAGTCCGTTTCTTGTCGCTGGGTCCGTGTTTCCTGTGGGCGATTACGACCGGACGGTTTACGATACGGTAACGCCTGTGGGGGATACTCCGGGGCGTGATAAGCCGACACCGGTTCCAGAGCCGATGAGCTTGGCGCTGTTTCTGGTGGGGTTGGGTGGGTTGTGGGTGGTTAAGGGAAGGAGAGCGTGATGCTTAGGCAGAGAGATGACGACAGTTCGGTTCTGTTCGAGGATTATCTAAATCCGAGCCGGACGAACATCGAAAGTCAGTTCGGTCGTATGGTTCAGCTGATGTGCGATGCTCGCCGCCGGTCTTCGGGTGCATCCGTGTGTGAGCTTTGCGATGATCCATGCGATGATCCGGCAGCCATTGAGTGTGCCAGAATCGCCATGGCTTTGGGGGCGCGCCATGAGTGATATTCCAGAGGGTCTGGTTGAGGTGGTGGCTCGGGCTTTGTGTTTGGAGGAAGATGGCAATCCTGACGATGCCATGATTGAGGCTCAAGGTCGCTCTCGATGGGAGGGGTGGGTGTCACCAGCCCGCGCCGCCATCCTCGCCCAGAACGCCTGGCAGGATGACCTGAACCGGCGCATGGTCGAGTTCGTGGAGTTTCGGGGGAAGAATCCGCGTGGCTGATGAACCCACCCCCCACGCTCTCGGGTTTACATGGGAGCTGGAAAATCGGTTGGCTGTGGCAGAGGATGCAATCCGGAGGTTGACGTTGGCTGTCCAGAAGGGCGATCCCCCTTGGGAGCCTGTAGGTGCCACCCAAGGCCGCCTCCGTGCCCAGCAATGGCTCGCCAAGACGATCAAGCAGGCGCTGAGCAAGGATGCGCCGAGGGGAGATGAGTGATGCCGGGTGATTATAAGAAGTTAGAACAACTGGCGTGTGATGATATCGTTAGGTTTGGCAAGGTGGCTATCACTGCTGATGGATTGAAAGTAAGCAATCCTGAACTATTGCTAAGAAAGGTTGCTTTGGCAATGAGAGCTAGTGGGTTCACTATTGTGGATAAAGAAGAATGGGACACATCGGAGGCTGCTCGGAAGTTCTTTGGATCTGTGCTTGCGTTGTCAAAGAGTAAGTGTGAGGTAAGTCCTGAGGGGGATGAGTGATGCCGTCCATGTGGATCATCAAATGGCGCCGGTTTCTGATCCTGACGCTGGCAGGGCATCCGGCGAAGTGGGAGGAGTTGTGATGCAACGTAGTGAAGATGAAGCTCGCGAGATGGCTCAGTGGGCCAAAGAGCAGGAAGACAAGCGCAAGGAGATGGAAAGACTGCGGCTTAGCGTTTGGGTTCAGCAGGCCACTCGACTTGCTTTGGCGCGGCATGCGGCCAGGATGCAAAGCAGATCATTCGATTGACATTTGAGACTATTTGCCCACAATCAAGGCAATTATACCTGAATTGAGGTTAGCGTGGGTCGCCCAAGCCTTTACAGCGATGCGTTGGCAGAGGACATCTGCACCAAGTTGGCCGAGGGCAATAGCCTTCGGTCGATTTGTGCTGAGGAAGGAATGCCAGCGTTTCAGACCGTACTGAAGTGGCGGAATGATATGCCGGCGTTTGCTGAGCAGTACGCCCGCGCGCGCGAGGCCCAAGGCCACTTCAACGCTGACAGGGCCATTGAGGAGGCCATGACGGCTCAGGACGCCTCTCTTGGCCGCCTGCGCTATGACGCCTTGCGGTGGCACGCCTCCAAGATGACGCCCAAGGTCTATGGCGATAAGATCCAGCACACGGGCGCCGATGGCACGGGCAACGTGGTGCTGGAAATCCTGACCGGCGTCCCCCGTGACGGTAGCTAAGCAGCGCATCAGCTTAGGCTACACAGCGCGGGGGCAATTCCGCGATTTCCACATGCGTCAGCAGCGTTGGGCTTGCCTCGTGGCGCATCGTCGTGCTGGCAAGACCGTGGCGTGCATCGCGGATCTGGTGGACCATGCGCTGCGGTGCCCCAAGCCCAGCCCTCGCTTTGCCTACGTGGCGCCCTACTTCGTGCAGGCCAAGGACGTGGCGTGGTCCTACCTGAAGCGGTTCACGGCGCCGATCCCGGGCGTTCAGTTCAATGAGGCTGAGCTGCGGGTGGACCTGCCAGGCGACCGGCGTATCAGGCTCTATGGCGCCGATAATTATGACCGGATGCGTGGCCTCTACCTCGATGGCGTGATCTTGGACGAGTATGCCGATATGCCCCCGGCTGCATGGGGCGAGGTGATCCGGCCCGCGCTGTCTGACCGTCAGGGCTGGGGCGTCTTCATTGGCACGCCCAAGGGGCGCAATACCTTCTGGGAAGTGTGGGCCAGGGCGCAGAATGACCCCGAGTGGTTCAGCGCCATGCTCAAGGCATCCCAGACCGGGTTGCTGCCTCAGACAGAGCTGGATGCTATCGCGGCCGAGCTAACGCCTGAGCAGTATAGTCAGGAGATGGAGTGCAGCTTTGAGGCTGCGATCCTGGGCGCCTATTACGGCAAGGAGCTGGCCCAAGCCGAGGCTGCTGGCCGCATTCGCAGCGTGCCAGTTGATCCCATCCTGCCGGTTCATACGGCATGGGACTTGGGCATCAGCGACAGCACGGCCATTTGGTTCTTTCAAGTGGGGCGTGAGGGGCCACGGGTGGTGGATCACTATGAGGCCAGCGGGTTCGGCCTACCGCACTATGCCGAGGTGCTGAAGTCCAAGGGATACACCTACGGCACCGAATACCTGCCGCATGACGCACAGGCCCGTGAGTTGGGCACCGGCCGCACCCTGCAAGAGACGCTGCGGCAGTTGACCGGGCGGCATCCCCGCATCCTGCCTGCCTCCAATGTCATGGACGGAATCAACGCCGGCCGCATGACCATGGCGCAGTCTTGGTTCGATGAAGAGCGGTGCAAGGATGGCCTTGAGGCTTTGCGTCAGTATCGGGCAGACTATGACGAGAAGGCTAAAACCTTCCGCGACAGGCCAAAACACGATTGGACAAGCCATAGTGCCGACGCTTGGCGTTACCTTTCTATGGCGTGGCGTGCTATGACGCCA